GCCGCCTTTAGCCATAGCGCAGCCGCCCTTAGCCATCTTGGTCACGCCCTTCTTGGGGGCGTTAGCTTTGTCTTTGGCTTCCATGATTTTCTTCATGAATGCTGGGAGAGGTTTCTTCGTAGCCATATCACCACCTTTTGCAAATTTACGGCCCTTATCGGCCTTAACGAAGTCAGAGCCTACGCTCTGGGGGATCCCTACTTTTTTTGCAAAAGAAGGGTTGTTGGCGATTGCCGCCATAAAGTTGTGCTGTTTTTTGGAAGAGGAGGGCACTACTTCTCCAATCTTCCCGTCCAGTCACGAACGGTATCAGTCTCCCAGATACGGAAGCCTGTCCAAATGATCGTAAACAGTGCTGCTATTGACGGCAGAATATCCACAAGTGTCCCTACTACGGTTATGACGGACACGGCATCTAGCGCGTGTTTAGTTGCCTCAAGAGCTTCGTCTTTCATTTCAGCACTTCCATCGTTTGAGAGATGCGGCTTTGCGAGTGGGTTGACCCTTCTCGTCTTTCATCGGTCCCGGCATACCGCTCATGCGAGCACAGAATGACTTCTTGCGGGGACCACCTTCAGGCTGAGGTGCTTTGAGGTTGCTGCCTGTGGCAGCATTGTATTTCTCTCTTCCCTTAGCGGTCAAGCCAGCACCCTTGGATACGGGGAGCTTTTCGCCGCGACCAACGGCTAACGAGGGGGTTTTCTTCTTAGCCATAGTTATGCTGTTTGAATGGTAATTGCGCCTATTGAAGAATCACCCGTATCCTCACCATTTTCACCATACGTCAACCCAAAACCCCAATAGCCAGCGGTGGTGATTGCTGTGTCTGTTACGCTAATAGCCACTGTCCCGTTGTAATACACTTTAATAGCCGACCCGCTAACCTCAAGGCCGACCGTTTGATCCTGAACGTATATGTCCAGTGTACCCAATGTTGTATCAACCCCGGATATTCGTTTATACAGAACAATACCGTTCGTGCTAGAGTTGGTTTGGGAGTTACAGGCAATATAGTAACAATTTGAAGGGACTGCATTATTAACGTCCCCCCTAGCATAAATGTACAGCGGCTGATTTTGATTTGGCCCAGTTGCCCCCGGCCTTACAAAACCAATAAATCTAGCGTCTGTATAGGTTGCTGAGTGATAAGCAGTTGGGGTCGGAAACAACTGTCCTCCCGGCCCTGCAAAACCGCCGCTATAACTCATAGAAGCGGAAGCAGCCCATGTCCCGCCGCCCGTAGTGGGAACTTTGCCGTTTACCAGCCCAGACCCTGCCCAATTTTCTTGCACCAGTGTCACCGGGACAAAAGGGGCAGCGCCGCCTCCACGAAGGTTGGCGATGGACAGACCAAATCCAAACGGAGGCATTTAGAAAATCCTGATCATGTCGGTTGCGCTGGTAGTGCCGCCAGTGGTGTCGTTTACGCCAATAACGCGCACCGGAATCACTGCGCCAGTTGGAACGCCCTTAAAAAAGGCGTTGTTCCCCTGAGAAGTCACCACGCTCACATCGCCAGTCGCGCCAACATAAATGACGGATGGCGGGAATCGGGTGGTGTTGCTCTTGGTAACTGCCACTGCATCTCCCGGAAATTGGGGAAATGTAGGGCTAGGATTGGTGATTGCCATAATTTATCTCCTATGAAATGGGGGCCGAAGCCCCCGAGACTAATTAGGCAGACGCTGGAAAGGCAGAACCGTCTGGGTTACGCACAGCGTAGTTGACAGTGATGGTGGCTGCACCGCCGCTTGCCGTACCCGCGCAAGCGTATACAACCTGCAAGATCAAATCGGTAGCGCCGACATTCAGCATAGCGGCAACTGCACCAGCACTGCTGGTAAACACAGTGGCATTGCGGCCAAGCGCCAAAGGTGTAGTAGTTGCGCTACCAAAGGTAACCAGTGAAGTACCGCCAGCCGTCTGAACGGTGATGGTGTTACCAGTCGTACCCGCAAACGCCGTTGTGACATCACAAACGATGTTGATAATCTGTGCGCCAGCGGGCAGCACAACCAGATTGATAGCAGAAGTGTCGGCAACGCCAACAGTACCCGACTGCGACACAACAGTCGCGCCAGTGTTACGAATCGTGCCAGCAGTGGTTCCGGTGGTGTCTTTAACCGTACCGAGAAGCCACGGGCCGAGGTGAGTTGCGAATCCCATGATATATCCTCATTTGCGGCTTGCTGTCTTGAGGGGAGTCTGCCAAGTCAGTCAACAAGCCAAGTAGTCTTGGTAATAGGGTTGTATCACACCTGAACACAAAAGAAAAGGGGTAGGCTTTTGACCTACCCCCCAGCCGGGAACCCCCAACCCTAACTAGCTATCAGGCCGATCCGGGCGAACCGAACATACCCAGAGGATCTGACCAGCCGAACGAATAACGCTCGCGGGCCTTGTAACGGACGTTGCCCGTATCGAAGTCTCCATCCATTGAGTTAGCCAGTGGCGAACGCTCAAAGTGCTTCATGCCGTTAGGCACATCGGTGCAGAGATACCAGCCGCTAGTGTCGGTCAAGAAGTGGTTGACCGAATAGCCTTCTGGGATCGAACCGTTGTTCTTCAGAGCGTTGATATCGTTGTCGGTAGTGCCAACACGGAGGCTGGTTTCCAACAGACGGGTAGCAACGAACATCAGAGCAGGCGGAATGATCAGCTTGCGTGGCTTGGCGGCGATCAGCAGACCACGCTCATCGGTCCAAGCTGCGATCTGAATAACGGCGGCTTCCAAAGAAGTCTCGTTCAGGTCAGCGTTGGTCGAAGGACGATTGCTGTTGGTAGCGCCGTTCACCAGTGGGTGAGCAGTACTGAACAGGGAAACGCCGTCACCACCCAGATAGCCGTTGCTGAAACCGTTGTTGACAACGGAAGCAGCCTTGACTTGCTTGGTGTAGGCCATGGCACGAGCAAGAGCCTTGGTATAACGAGCCGAAAGGCTGTCATACAGGTTATCTTCCACAGCTTCTTCCGTGATGGAGAAGCCCAGAGCAATGGTTTCGTGGTTGTAGCGAGCGGTGAAAGCTTCTTGCGCGTTGTCATACGCGATAGCCGAACCTTCGTTCTTCACCGGAGCAGCAGAGAAACCGGACAGCTTGGTTTCTTCTTCAAAAGAACGCTCAGACTTTTCAGTCGTATACAGTTCTTTATGCTCTTCGCCGTAGCGAGCATACTCCAAACCAAACAGCGCGTTCAGGCCGGGAAGGAGTTCTTTTAGCAGTTGGGCACGAGAAATTGCCATAGTATATTACTCCTTAAGCCACGTAGTAGCGGTGAGCGCCGAAGTTCAGCTTGACCAGAACTTCTGGAGACTGAACCAAAACGATGTTGGTAGCGGTGATCGGGCCACCAGTGTTACCAAGCGAAGGGATGGTCGTAACAGTCAGTGACTGCGACGTAGCAGACGACACAGTAGCCGCCGTGCTAACAGTCGAACCAGTGAACTGCATCTGACCGCCGACCATGTTGAACAGGTCCGTACCGATTGGAATGACTTGACCAACCGTCAGGCCCGACACCACAACCGCCGTTGCCGCTGCTGCACCGCCAGACACATAAGTGACAGCAGTGGTGATCTGCGAATCAGGAACCAGATTCATCAAGCGGAAGCCGCCGCCCGAAGTCGTTGCCGAAGCATTGACCACAGCGCCTTGACCGTTGTTACCGCCGCTAGTACCAGTCAGCGTATTGCCAGCCAGATTCAGACCCACCAGCAGCGACGAAGCCGAGCCGATGGTGGTAGCGCCAGCAGCAGTCGTAACAGCCACTTGGAACACCGAGTCAGGATCGTCACCGACGATAGCAGTGATATCACCAGCAGCCGTAGACGCTGGGTAGAACTGCGAGAACAGACGCTGCTTCGTTGCTGGGCTGGTGAAATAGCAGCCCAAGAAGACACCAACCGTGGTGTTGGTGGTGCTGACTGCCGCCGTAGCTGGAACAATGTAGCCCGCCGAGAGGGTGACGAGGTCACCGTAGTAGATGTTAGCGTTGTAGTTGTACTGGATCGGAAGATTCCGAGTAGAACCCGCGAATACCTGCCCACCGATTAGGTTGACAGGTTTGAACCCGTATGGGGCTGCAACCGTTGGATAAGCCATTTAAGACTCCTTTATTTAGTACCTGAACCAAACCCCGCACCGCGAGTCACTGCTGACTTGCGCTCCGCAAACAGCGGCATACGGGGATCATTTTGACGAAGGAAATTGTTATCAACCGACTCTGACTGTTGCTGACTAACATTGTCGTAGTACTCAGTCATAGCGGAGAGTTTTGCCTCTGGCATCTTGCACAGCATCAGGCCACCGACCTCAACATTACCAGACGGGGTAGCAGAGAGCATCAACTCAGGATGATCTTCCGACCTGACTGGTTCCCAGCCGTCACGCCGTTTGCGTGAGACATTGGTTGGATCAGCTTGACCAAGAATGTGCGTTGCAATCCAACGGAAGGCCCATCCGGGCTCTGGAGTTGGATCGGGCAAAGTGCTCGAAGGTTTGTATACGTAGCGCGTTTGTTTTTCGCGGGTCTCAAGATCACGGGGGGTGCGTTCAGCCATTTTGATTCTCCAATTTTGCGACTTCGATAGCGTACTGTTGAGGGGTCAAACCGTATTTCTTTGCTAACGCAAGCTGCGTCGTAGTAAGAGACACTTTCCTTGGACCCGACGAACGTGTTGCAGATGCGACTACCGATGATGGCTTGGATGACTTGGCCTTGCCGAACACTTCAGGGAAAGTCGAGTGCAACCTCGAATCTATCTTGCTGAAATACTCGTCACTGGTTGGGTCCACGCCCGTATTCACTAGTTTTTGATGCAGCCCTAGTGAGAAGCTGGTTAGTTCTTCGTACCCCGCACTTCCAAACCACTGGTTTTTGTGCAGCCAGCGCTGAGTCTTTTGGTCTGGTTGAGTCTCTTGGGGTACAGACTGACGAGGTTGTACCTCAGTTTCGTCTACTTGTAAAGCGGTGGGATTAAATCTCTTTGCTTCTTCCAGTTTCCACTTTGCATCAGTAAGTGCTTCTTGGGCTGCAATGATGGCGTCAGTATCAAAAGCCTCTTGGGCTTCCTTGTACTGTTTACGGGCCATTGCCAACTCAGATTCTGCCGCCGCCTTAATGGTCGTGGCGTATTGCTGCGTGCCGTCATTTACATAGCGCTTGAGGTTCTTGTTCTCATCGATGAGATGTTGTGCAAGTTTCTCAAGCTCTTGCCGCTCACGTTGAACGGACTCTTTGGCGCGTCGTTCATCGTGGCGTGCGTGGGTCAACTCTTTGATACGGCTCTTGACCTTATCAGAGTAGTTTTCAATCTCTTCATCCGTAGGATCTTCAACATCCCGATCAAGCGGCTTGCGGCCACGGTCTTGTTCAGGCGTGTCGTCTACGATCTCAATTTCTACTTCCGACGAATCACCGTTGATTACGACT